TTTGTCCAAAGTAAAAAGAAATCATCGAAGTTACGGCAAAACTGAATATATTTAATATTGTCTTCAATGTTTCATTTTCCACGTTTACAATAACGGCATATGAAACCAAAAAACACAATTCCAAAACAATTATTAAAAATGTTAATTTGGTGACGGATAATTTTGTAATTCGTTTCATTAGGTGAGTATTGAAGCAAAATAAAAATTAGCAATGTTTTTTATTCCATGCGTGCGTTTTATTTCCTTTCTTCCATTTTCTTCATTATTCGCTTTAAATTTGTTTGTATTTCCGTTAATCTGCTGTCCAAATCTAAACTGTCCAATTTATCCAACCTTTCTTCATGTTGTTTAAGTTGCATTTCTGTTTCCTTTTGAAATTTGGTAATACTTGCGGATAATTTCCAAAGAAAAAACGCAACGGCGATAATCGTTCACAAACTTATATAAAGAGTTGTATTTGCTCAAATTTCCATGTTTTATTTTATACAAGTGTAATAAAAAATTCTGTTGAATCCGAAGCAATAACGAAAACTTGTCACAAATCAAAAGTTTTAAATCTGATTGAACTTGTAACTTCAATTGAATCTGTTGTTGAAGCTTCATCGTCTATTGTTTCCAAAAATATTGAATCACCCGAACCAACGGAAATTTCCACTTCAATTGGCTGGTTGGCTTGTCTTTTTGCTTCTATTGCTTCAAGCACTGCGTCATCGTTTATTAATTCCGCAATTGATGTGCTTTCTGTTGTCGCTGTTAATTTCATTTGCTTTATGCATAAAAGGTTAAAATAAGTTGTAGCAAACTTTAAATATAATATAATCACGATGTCAAAATATCAAAGCTTGTTTTTTATTTTGCAACGCAATATTTCTTTTTAATCAAGTTTTTATAATACCTTTTCAATTTTTTCTCGTTTTTGTTCACAATCACATAAAAATAATATCTATTCAAACTTTTTCTTACTGGATCAATATATTTTTCAAACAATCTGTAATGGTCGCAATAAATAATTCGCCCAACATAACTGTTAATACTGCACCATTCCGAATAATTTAATAATTCGTTTTTGTCTGTTTTATGTTCCTTGATTCGTTTTAATTTCCTTTTCATTCTTGTTGCTGTCTTTTTTCTCAAAAGTGTGTAATCATAAAAGAACCTATAACCCACAAAATCCACGCCCCTTTTCTCCGTTGGAAATATTTGATAATTTCATTTCACTTGTAAATTTAAATTTTCATGCAAATATTCTTGAATTTTCCCCAATATTTCATGCAACCATTCTTTGCTATTACTAAAAATCACAATATCATCCATATACCTTACAACATATTTTACATGTAATTTCTCTTTCAACCGGTGGTCGAAATATGCAAGGTAATAATTGGCGAGATATTGCGATAAATAACTTCAAATTGGCACACCCTTTCATCATGGAGCACTTTCAATTGTTTTATCCAATAACCTTAATACTTTTTTATCTTTTATTTTTCTTCTTAATAATTGTTTCAATATATCATGATCAATTGACGGGTAGAATTTTTTAATATCTATTTTCAAGCAATATTTCGTTCAATCCCTATCTTTCATGTATCTTTTCATCAATTTATATGCGTAATGTATACCACGATTTTTTAAACTTGCACATGTGAAATTACAAAATACTTCCATGAATATCGGCTCTAACGCTTGCGTTATGTCCCGTTGAACAATACGATGTGGATTATATTGTAATTTATCCAACCTTCTTTCTTTTCATTTATCGTTTATAAATTCCGTTGAATAATCACTTTCTTTTATTTCGTATGTTTCATTTACAAGCATTTCTTGAATTTCTTTGGCAACTTTCTCCAAATTATTGTCAACTTCCCTTACTGATCCATAAAATGTTTTGTCTTTTCTTGCGTTATAATGTGCAATTTTGATATTTTCAATATCTGTTATTTTTTCAAATAAGTTTCAGTGTGTTTTCATTTTTATTTGATGTTCCATGTCACCAAGCGTTCGGATTACCTACTAACACGGCTTTAAAAGTTTTTATGTTTTGGCAAGAGCCAAGGTAACGGAGCCGTTTTAATTTGCTCGCTTTACTCTTTTGGAATAAAACAAGCTTGACATGGTTTTGGAAATTAAGTGAGCCCCGATATTAGTGTTACGATTCGAAGAAGTATTATTCAGATTCATCACAAAAGCCCCTGCTTTCGACGTATTATTCCAATTCGCACTGGATTTCACGACGTGAGTACTGTTGAAATTTTTGCTTCATTTTATATCGGTTTCTCCGTTACCCAAGAATATATTTTTTATAATTCATCAATATTAATTTTTTCGATTTTATTTTCTTCTTTTTTGTTTTGGTTTACAACTATTTCAATTTTTGGCTTTTTACTTTCCCTTCGGATTCAATCCGGTCAAAGTATCAATTCTTCGTCTTTTTCTTCAACCGTATTTATTATTATTTTGATTTCCATTTTGTTTGAACCAGTGAATTAAAACGTTCACTTGATGTTCCTATTAAAGGAACATCAAGCGAGCCCCGAAAATAGCGTAACGATCCGAAGAAGTATAACTCAGATCCATCACAAAAGCCCCTGCTTTCGACGCATCACTCCAAGACGCACCGGATAGCACGACGCGAGCACCGGAATTAACTCGGTAATTATCGCAATAATAAGTTGAATCGCTTCCACCGACGCTTGCTGGTAAGAATCAACCTTTTGTTGTTCAAAGCACTGTTTTAATATAAGAATCTGATGTGCTTGGTAATGTTCAAATATCATAATATGGAGTTGCTGTTGAATCATGCACCCAGTTATCTGCGTCGCATGAAGCATATGCATGGTAATTGTTTAAATTTATTCAATCTATCCATTCCCAAACATTTCCCCGTGGATCTTCTATTCATGCAAATTTTACTCTATTTACAGAAACGTCCGTTCCCGTGCTTGTTACACCATAATCCAATCACCTTGAATTTGTTGCTCATGTTTGGCAACTTGTAGAACTCCAACCGCTTGTTTTATCCACAAATCCGCGTCCAAGTGTTGCTTGCGAATTCATGTTTTTATATTTCATTGCGTAATATGCTTTTCTGATTTCCAATTGATAAAATCCGCTTTGTTCGTAACCGGTTCAATTGGCTCTTGCGTTTGTTCTTGCGTCATAAATATAAATCGTTGTTGTTGGTATTTTTCCGCTTATACTTCTTAATTTTGAATCTTGCACATATCATTTATATGCTCCCAAATAGAAATAATCCTTTGCATATTGGATTTCACTTGCACTTGTATCATCTTGGCTCAAATCAACTGGTCACCTTGTATGTGCGTAATAATGGAAACCATTTGCGTAATCTGCTGGATTGTCTGTTATTGAAACTGTAATTATACTTCATGATTTACTCATTTTGAAACCACGCCTTGGAAATTCAACCATTACGTTATATGTTCCGTCTGTTCCAGTTACGTAATTTGAAACATCGTTTCAATCAATATCTTTTGTATAATCCAATGGATTCAAATATTTATAAACGTTTCCGCTTGCGTCCAACAAACAAGGTCTATAACCGAAGAAATCGTCCCAATCTGAACTTCCGGCTGTCATATCTGTTGCGTCGTCCCCATATGTTATCATTTGGCTTGGATCAGATTTGCTTTCGTCAATATACATTGTCATTGTTAAATATCTTGACGATATATATTCAATTGTGCTTTCTGAATTGTGGTCAAGCCAAATTCCGTCAATGTGTCTTCCGTATGTTGTAACCCTTGTAATTTCTCCAAGTGTTGCTTGAACTCTTGGCAATGCATATGCACCGCTTGTTGTTACACGTTCCATCATTATACTTGCGAATCAATCCGAAATACAATACGGCATTAAATGTGTTCTTTTATAAGTTGTTCCGTTTACTCTTATACATTGAAAAGCGTCGCTTTTTTGTGTTGAATCAATTCCAATAATATAATAATTGCTTGCATTTACTGTGTGGCTTGTTTGATATAATACAATATCCAATAATTCCCCTTCGGTTCAACCAAAAGAATTATTTAATGTAATTTCAACGTCTTTTCGGTTTGAATCAAAATCTGTATATGGTAAAGTTGCGGTTGCTATTATATTATTTGAATCACCATACCAATAACTTTCTCATGTGTCGCTATCAATTACGCTGATTCATTTTCTAACTTCCACAATTAAACTTGTTGTTGGTGATCATCACAATTTAACTTTTAACTTTAATTTATTGCTTTGTGTCCCACTTCCTTGTCTTTGAATGTGTATTTCTTTATCGTCGTTTATATCTCCAATATTTACTGCATTTGTTGCGTTTTCGTATGTTGGCGTTAATTGTCTGAATAATTTATCCGTGTTTATATCATAATTCGTTCAAACAAGCCCACGGTCTTCAAGGTGGTCTGATGTTGCACCACTTCAAGCCATTAAATAATCAATTTCTTGTTGCATGTAATCAAGGTTGCATTGAACACCAACTTTTGTCCATTTTGTGCTGTCAAATTCTTCCGGTGTTGAAACGGCTGTTGAGCATGAATATCTGTCCCCTTTATACATTACAATATCTCATACTGCATATGTTGCTGTATTATCGTATTCGTCCGCAATTGCTGGATCGTTTACGCTTGTTTCCAACCTTTCTTGAATATCCCTTACTTGTTCGGCTGTCCAATAAAGTGAAACTTTATCTCATGAATAAAATGCATGTGCTGTGTTGTCTTGGCTTCTGTTTGAAGCTGTATCGTCTTGAACACAAACCCCCGCACTTCTTTCAACTGTAAATGAATTTTGATTACTTCATATTACTTTTACGATTTCCCTTAAAATAACATTTTCTTCCGAATCCAAATGTTCCAAAGTCAAAAGAAATGGAAAATGAGTTGGAAATAAAGATTGATCTCAATCTTTAATTAATAATGCTGTTGCACTTGCTGATATATCGGCAATAAGTGTTGAACTTGCATTATTGGTGTTTCTGAATTTCACAAATACCATGATATAATATAATAAGATGTAAAATAATTTGGCTTTTATTCACTGATTACACTCCATAAACTTTCGTTTTCTTCCAAAGTCAACGTAACTTTACTTGGAGAATAATTTATTTTTTCAATTGTTAAATTCTTTATTTCATATTCTGAATTTACAATTGTTATTGTGTCTCACGGTTCAATTTTTTCAATATCGTATTCGCTATTTACAACCACCGTGCTTGCATTCTTCGGATTTGAATATTGGGCGATATAATTATTTCCAAATTCGTCTTGCGTTGTTGCGTCCACTATGCTTTGCTGGTTGCTGTATTCTTCTTTTATTCCATACAAACTTTGCGAAATATCATCTTCATACATTTTTACTGTTCCGTCTTTTCTTGCGACAAATATTCTGTTTACAATTGATTCAATGCTGTAATTTAAATTCATGCTTTCAACTTCTTGTTTATTCGCCATGATGTGCTCGGTTTGTGTTCCCTTTTTTCTGAAATAAAATTTTCACTCTGCATTTATAAACCGGTAATAATTGGCGATTTCGTTTACTTGCTCGATTGCTTTTTGGCAACTTGTTCAATCTTTAAATTCCACATTTATATTTTCTTCGTATTCATCAATTCCACCAACTGAAATTAAACTTCAAGCGTAATTGCTGTTGAACTCCGCAATAATTGCATTCAATATTATTTCCGCCGTTCCACTATATGATCATGTAAATAATACGCTTGTTAATAAACTCGCAATTCACAAACAAACCAGTTTTATATATCCTTTGTTTGTATCATACACCCTTGAAATCTGCGAAACAAATCACATATAAATCTGTTTTCCTTGCTTGTATCTTTCATTATAAAGTATCACTTTTATTATTTCCCCACCATGAAACGTTGTATCCCCAAAACTCAACGCAAGGTTTAAATTCAATTGTCCAAGCCCCCCGTTTACGTTTGAAGAAAAAGATATGTCATTCATAACAACATTTGGATTAATAGTTGTAATATATGTCCCTTCTTTTGTATATGCTTTTATATCGTATCTGATCATTACAAGAATAATTTCTTATAAATAAAAATCATGTCGTAATTCGCAATTGCTCCCGAATTTATGCTAATTTCAATGTGGTTTAATCATGGTTCAATAACTGGAAATGGTCATGCATACGCCGTTGTTGTTCCATTTACTTTTACAAGCTTTGTTTCTCCGTCAATTATTATAAAATCTCCGGCTTGATATTCCCCCGAAATTTGGAATTTATAACCATTCATGTCAATTTGAAATCACGTCAAATTTGTTTCATTTTGCACCACAATATAAATTGTTGGGTAACAATTCACTTTTCAAGAATAATTTAATTCTGTTGCATAATTTCCGGATAATCCCGAATATCTGTTTGTAATACTTGTTAAATTGAAAGCTGACGGATTCACACATTCAAAAGTTAAAACCACATTTTGCAAAAAATTAATATTATAACCTTTTCTTCCGAACTGCAAGCTTGTCAATGTTGCTTCCCACCTTCTAACAAGTCAATTAATAATTATATCCAAATAACTTTGCATTTTGCTTGTTTGAAACTTCAATTCGTCAATTAAATCATTCAAGCCATTTTCATCGTCCGCACTCAGACACATGGTTATTGTAATTGTTTTTGTTCTGTAATATTTACTCAACGCATTTCATCAATCCGCCCTTGAATAATCGTATGTTTCATATGCAACATTTCAAAGGTCATCGTGGTTTGATTCAAGCACCCTTCTTGTTTTTCAATTATGCAAATTGTATCAATTAAAAACAAACATACCACTTTCCGAAAATGTGCTTTTCTTCCCCTTTGGTGCATTTCATAATAAACCGCTGTTAAGTAGTATGTTGTCCATTTTTAATTGTTATATGTAATAAATGTTTTATGCAATATTAAATTGTTTTTCCAACTTTATTTGTCTGATCATTTCTTTTGCAAGAGCTGTAATATCGTTGTCATTTCTTACGCTTACTCATGAAATATTTATTGTGATTCAATTATTGTTGGTAATTTCATTATTTGGGATTATTTTTCCGCTTTGGTTCGGAACAAAAAGCTCCGGTCACTTTTCTCAAACCAAATATGTGTTTCACATTACAACTGGTCATCAACCAGCTTTTTTTCATGAAAACCAACTTTTAAATGAAGCAACCGCGCTGTCATATTTGCTTTTTGCACTTGAAACAACGCTTTGAGCCGCACTTTTTACGTTGTTCCATGCGTTTCTGATCCTTTCAACAACTCATTCAATAGCACCAACAAAACTTTCAACCCAACCCAAAACCGTGTCAATTCATTCTCTAAAAGCATTTTTTATGTTTGTCCACAAATCACCAAAAGCTTCGGTTAATAATGCGTCGATGTTTTGAGCCCAACCAACCGCAATATTATTTACTTCTTCCCAATCACCATTCCATATTGCTTTGAAAATTGCAATTCATGCTTGGATTGTTTCCAATGTTCCGGCGATTGTAACTGCGATAATTTCAAGACATGTTCCGATTGTATCTGCAATTGCACCCATTATTTCTTCCACATAGATCATTACAGTTTCTCCGTGTTCAACCCACCAATTATGTAACTTTTCAAACCGTGGTCAAAGTATCGCACTTATTTTTTCCGTAACTTCCGCCGTTGTTTCCCTTATTCCACCCCAATCATTAATCCATGCTGTTGCTAATAATGCAATCGCACCCGCAACAAGCCCAATTGGTCAAGTTAAAACTGACATTCAAGCGCTCACAATTGGAATAATTGCACCAAGTCAAGACAAAACACCAACTAACGCAACCGCACCCGCAACAATAACGGTTAATGTTGACGCTAATTCTGGATTTGCTTCAACCCAATCGGCGATTTTTTCCACAATATTTGCAATTATTGGTAATATCCTTTCAAGAATTGGTAATATTGCACGTCAAATTGATTCTTTAATTGATGTAAAGCTGTCATGCAAGTTTGAAACCATTCCTTGATATGTTTGGCTTTGTTTATCCATTAAATCTGCGAATCTTCCACCTTCGCTTGTCATGGTTTTAAAAGCTTCTTCAACCATTGGAAATGTGATTAATCCTTTACTGATCATATCTTGAATTTCCGTTGTTGTTTTTCCAAGGTTCTTTGATAATTCGTCCAATAAAGGAACTCATTGAATCATAAAATCCCTTAATTCCCTTCAAGTCAATTTTCCTTGGCTTCTTACTT